TTTTTAATTTTGAAACACGGTATAAAAAATTTTTTAAATCCGGGGGACTAATTTTCCGCTGTTTCCGCTATTTTGCTATAGGAATCTTAATAGCAAAATGGGTGCGCCGAGACCCTTCAGGTTCAACGCATGTAAGGCAGGACTGACGTACTCTTGCCCGAAGGACAAAGAGGATAACCCTGTCGGGAGCTGCCAGGATCTCCTTGAATGGTTAGTTTCAGAATTTGGCGATTTGAAACGTTATACAATATGTAGAGAAGACCATAAGTCTGGAAAGAAACACTTTCATGCATACCTCTGGTTTGAGAGTAAGATAGACAGTAAGAATGTTAGACTGTTTGATTTCAAAGGGGTACACCCTGATATTATACATAGTCCCAAACGTGGTTGGGAAGTGTATTGTGTCAAAGACAAGGATTATATTACTAACTATTGGAAGGCTGACCTCTTCAAAGAGGCTGTAAGTAAAGACACATGGGCAGAGGCCTCAGATGTGTTATGGGATGGTAATCCTAGATTCATGTTACAATATGCCACACAGGCTGAGAGAAACTACAATAGTAGAAAGAAACGTAAGGTAGAACCTAGATTGTTCTTTGGCCCATGTATTGATTTGAAGTTCGCGGGGTGGGACCCGAATGTCCAAGCACTCGAATTGATAGGACCACCTGGCTATGGCAAGACTCAATGGGCCAGGTATCATTGTTCATTTGAAGGCTACTTTTATTGTAAAGGTACATTGAACTGTCTAAAGTTCTATGATGGACAGCCTTGGATTATATTTGATGACATACAACATGATCTAAAAGACTGTATTGCACTACTTGATGTAGAGAATGGGGGTGCTATCCCTGCTAGATATCAGGACTATTTGATACCACCCAATGTGAAACGAATATTTATCAACAATGAACAGTCTGTATGGCCTGGTTTTCCAGGTGCCATTGACAGAAGGAAGTTTACACACATAATTCAATAATAAACTACGTCCTCGCCCATCCATGTTGTTCAGTCTCCTCCGTGGAATCGTTTGCGTGATTGTCCTCCTGTGGCGACATTTGTGAGAGTAGTGGTTGAGCTAGCGCCACCAATGTGTTCCATGAAGGTGACGAGGTAGGTAGCTTTGATGGTGAGCATGGCGGTGTCGTGGGGCTGTGTGGCGTTGTCACTGTATCCTTTGAGAGACACGGACACAAAGGTCCGGTCGGGAGCAGCTCCGGGAAGATCGGTAGACCCGACGTTGCACTTAAGATCGGACTTTCCCATAACGTTGGACTTTGGAATGTGCCAAACTTTGGCGGGCGAATAATTCCTATAGTCGTAAGCTCCGACCTCATTGCCCGAGTTATGCCAGTTCTTTTCCGTAGCGTTGAAGGCTTCGAACAGTCGTTCGGTCGTAGCTGCTGCGGCGACGGCTGCGTGATCTGAGACGAGCTGCGTGTACATCTTGTTCTTTTTATTGGAGGGATCGTTCGAGACGGGGACGCATCGAGCTTGGACTTTAGCACCCCTGACGACATAATGTCGAAATCGTGGCAAGAAGGCATTGAAGCCAGGAAAAGTCCAAGTGCCTTCGGCGTGGAATGCGGCGGGAGGATTGAATTGTGGAGCGACGAGATCTGAAACGGGAACCTGTATGATAGAACCAGAATTACCAATTCCGGTAACACCAGTAACAGTATATACCTCCTTCTGCACGAACTGAACCGTGACTGTATTTGGGTTCATGTTCTGCATCCCGATCTGGCGGGGAATTCCTTGTCTGTACCCACCTGGTGCAGATCTACGACGGTAGGTGCGTTTACGACGTGGTGCATAACGGCTGGCTCTCCGTTTTCGACGGAATGGTGCCCTGCGGCGGCGGTAGGAGCGTTTGTACGCCATGGTATGACTGTGGTATGGCTGTAAAATGAAACCCACAAGTACCTGTGCACCCTAAATCTATATATAGAGTGTGACGTGAGCGTTGCGTAACCACTCACTGTAGTGTTGCGTGCCTAGTGAGTGACTACCGAGTTTGAAAAAGAAATTTTTTCAAAAAGTGCCCGAAAAAAATCGGGTAAATTTTTCGATTTTTAATTTTGAAACACGGTATAAAAAATTTTTTAAATCCG